CTCCTCCTCTCACTGGATCGTTTACTGAAATCACAGAACCAGGTCTTACAATCGCTCCAGCATCTATTGATGTAGTAAAACTAACTACTTCAGTCTCCTGTTGTTCACTGAACAATATTGCTTTACCTAATCTTTGAGCCATTCCACGAGAAGTACAGGCGAATGCTTTTACATCTTTCTTAATTATTCCTAACTTATTTTGAGCAGTAGTATCTTCTACAACCTCATAATCTATTTCTCTACTATCCATGTTGAAATAACTAACAGATATAACTGTATGCCTTTGTTTTAAGCTGCTACCAGAATAGCTGAACCCACCCTCACCTACATTCGCCAAGCTGAACAGATAACTTGGATCGGTAGGTCTATCCTGTGATATGGTGACAGAACCCTCAGACCAAATAGGAAAACATCTCATCACCCCTGCTAATTCATCTATCAAAGTAAATGCCTCGGCTGATCCTTGTATATTTACATTGCAACTAAATCTTGCTTCTTGACCACCAAATCCATCGCTTACTAACTCATTAGCATATTTACTAGCTGCTATAAAACTAAATAAATCAAGGTTGCTGTCTGTAATATGTGTGCCAAATCCATACCTTTCAGTAGTTAAAAGATCGAGCAATATTAAAGAAGGACAAGAACACCATTGGGCTGCACCCATTGTTCCATTAAAAATATATCCACTTGGATAGATAATTCTTCCTGTTTGTAAATCAACTGTGGGAGTACCAGATCCACCTGCTCCTGCACCTGGAATCCTTACTTTTACACCACGAATACGAAAAGCTCTTTTTGGTATAGAACTAAATTGCTCAGAATCTATTCTTAGATTTGTATAAGCACTGTTTAAATATCTTTGTTTATCATCAATTAATAATTGAATACTACTTACATTAAAAGCATCTACAATATTACTACCAGCCTGTTGATCGTTAGTCACTCTTTCAACTTTAACATTTGCAAATGTATAAGCATCTGGTAAATTAATTCGATATTCTTTTGAATAAGCATCCGCAGTTCTTCCTGTAATAGTATCTCTTAATTTTTCAGTGTGATTTGTTTCACTATTAACTTTTAGAGATATTTTCAATTCAACTGATGACCCTAATAAATCACCTTCATCTGTTGCTTTTTGTATCGCAGAAAAAGTAACCGTAATCTTCACAGCATCTTTTCCTACAGGTAAATCTCTTGACACACCTCCACCACTTTTAGAACATAAAACAGGTCCGAAACCAGCTAAAGGGCTTTGTGATTGCTGTATTCCTGTAATATGAGATTGATTACCTGTGCCAAAACGAGGTGTAAATCCTACATTCTGAAAATTGAAATCTGCTGTTTGTGGATTTGTATTACTGGCATTTGCATTAAGAATAGAAGTATCGTTTAAAAATATGTCTTTTAATGCAGCATTGTTATAAGCTGTAGTTCCTTTCGTTAAACCTGCTTTTGAAGGAGTGGCAAAACCTTCTATTTCTCCTTCTGAAAGTAAATCTTGTATTGATGCAAACTGCCTACTGTTTAAGGTGTCAGGCGCTCTCGTTGGTTGTGGGGGTGGGGGTGGGGGACCACCTGCTCCTCTAATAATTTTATGCGTCATGCTGTTACCTGATTAGTATCGACTCCTGCTGATATTACAACCGATCCAGTGATTATTTCCCCGTAGACTATTGGATGACTAGTTCCTGCTCGTGATGTATTTTGCACTCCAGAAAAACTAAATGATATTCTAGGATCTTGTTCATTGTTAAATTCTTGTGGTTTTGGCAAAGGAAATAACATTTCATTTACACCGCCAATCGCTAATGCAAATCCTACATTCTTAACGAATGAAATAGCTCCAAAATTTTTGAGTAAAGCACCACCTAACAAACCACCTCCTACTGCAAAAGAAGCACCAATTAGCACTGCTCCAAGTAAAAACTTACCTGTCCCACCACCAGCGCCAGTAACCACAGGAACAATACTTATATCTGACTGTCCTATTGGATTATGTATATCCTTCTCTCCTATATCGTAATTATCAATAAGAACTTGATAATAACGATCTGCCATATGTGCCTCAAGACTTGGGAAATTACTAGTTAAAAATCTTATAGCATCAGAAGTACAAGTTATTACCGCTTCAAGTTCTTTATGACCTATAAAATCTGCTAATTCTCCATACAGTTTTACTTTACGAAGCATAACGATACCTCTTACCAGTACATTTTAACAACCACTCAGAATATGGTTCTCTACAAGATAGTCTATCTGCTAAATGATGTAAAACCATATCTCCAAGAAAAATAGCTACATGATTTAAAGTTGGGTGCATTATAGACATCAATAATACATCTCCCTCCTCTAATTTTTCATCACTTCTTAATTCTCTAAATCCTGTCCTCCAAGCATAACTTTCAAATAAAGGATCATCTAAAAATTCTTGTGGTGTCATATTTCTTTCATAATCTTTAAGTTCAATATTTTTCTCCTGTTTATACCAATCTCTTACTAAAGACCAACAATCAGTAACGCCCCAAACCCACGGACGACCTAATAAATCTGGAACGTAACCCTCTGGAATACATTCTCCCCACTCCTCTGTTTTTGGATTAACGATATGCCACGGTAATCTACTATGCTCACAACTTATACGATCAGCTTGACTTGGTATTGGTGGTGTTACTGGATGACTATGAACAATAGCAATAATTTCTCCTAATTTATCTGCATTTACATAATCTTCTGGATTTAAAATAAAGTGCTGATGATTAGTTATTGCTAAATTTTCACAAGGATAATACCTTTGTTTACCTCTAATGTTTAAGAGTAAACCAACAGATTCTTTTGGATCTTGGTCTTTTGCATGAACCAAGGCATCATCTCGCCAAGTCATTGATTAAACGTACCAATAGAAGGAAATAACGCACGAGTACATTGACGTTTTGGCGCTCTTACTCCAGCCATATCAGTAGCCGCTGCAAGCTCAAATTCTACAATTTCTCTATTTTCTATTGATTTTCGATCTACTATATAAATTTTTCGTCTAAATTCTGCTGTTGGATCTGGCGTTCCAAATGGATTTGTATTATTTGGAAAATTTACTGCATCAAGAAATCTAGCCATTGTTCTTATTCTGGTTAAAGTTGCACCTGTTAAATCATTACCTGCTGTAATTTTATTAACACTTACTAAAATAGATGACATCAATCCTGTTGCATTACTGATTGTTAATTTTGGTCTTGCAAGTTGACCACGTTCATCTTTAAAGCCAGAAGCCTGAACAGGAAACCTAAGATATGCTTTACTTGCAAAAACTATTTGACCATTTGCATTTAAATTTGATCCAGCATGAAACCTGTAAACATTAGTCTCATTCACATTAGGCTGTCCTTGATTAGTGCCATGTAATGAAGTAACTAATTGCAATTTAAAAAGTTCAATAATTGCTGAAGGATTAATTTTTTGAACTTCATTAAATACAAGATCTGTACTCATGGCTCAAACACCTCAGTAAATGTAGCCTCAATCGTTGGTCTATTTGGTTTATCTATTAACTTACTCCAATTCTGACATTTAAATTGCATAGCACTTGCTTCATTTGGTGGTGTATATGTAAAACTTGCACCATCTACTGCACGAGCATCTAAAAATGTTTCGATAGTATCACTATCTGCTTCAGTTATATGTTTCCAAGTCAAATTAAAAACCTTTGGATTTTGATTTAATCCAAATAATAATCTGTGTTCATAGCCATCTCCAAACTTCACTGTTCTTATATTTGGCTTTGATATTTTTCTAACTGGGAAGCTTGGCTCGATGCTTGGAAAAGTTGCCATTATGCTAATAAACCTCCTGGTCGTTTTTCTTCAATTAGTTGTGATTGTATTGCTGATGCTATTACTTCCCCAAGCTGACGGCTTCCGTCTTCATCACCTTCAACCGAGCTACTACCAGCATCGACATTCACAGTAATATTACCAGTACCACCTCCCTGTGCAATAACACCTAACTTTCCACCTTTACCTCTTTGTAGTGGGAGTATAGCTTCTGGTCCGGCCTCTCCCATAATGCCTAAGTTAGATCCTCCAAACCTAAACATAGTAGGAGAATTTACGATGCCCCCTTTACGGTATGGAACTATGCCATTCTTAGCAAATGCATTTCCATTTGCATTTTTTAAAAATGGAAATAAACCTGTTAATGGTGCAATAATTGCTTGTCTTATAGCAATCCTTGTCAAATCAGCCAATATAGATCTAGTTAAATCAGAAAAATTAAGTTTACCGGTCATAACAAACTTAACAAGTGCATCCTCCATTCCTTGAAATGCTTTACTTACTGCTGCACCTGTTTCCTCTGCAAAACTTTTTATTGTACTAAAGTATTGCTGCGCTCCTCTTTGTATTCCATTTAATGTTCTATCATCTCCTTCTCCTTCTGAGGCAGATGTTTTTCTTTTTACTAAACTTTTTACATATGCCTCTGGATCTGCGATAGGGCCAATTCCACTAGTTGGTTGTACACCTTGTAAATCTAATAATTCACCTTTTAATCTTGTTAATTCTTTTCGTAACTTTTCTAGTCCATCTGTATCAACAGTTATAGGAATACCTCCTCCAAGGATACCTCCTCCTAGTATTCCTCCAGTAGTTTTAAAACCACGTTTAATTGTCTCCTCAATTTCTTCTATTTTTTGTTCTAGACCAGCTATCTTTAATTTATTTTGAAATTTTACAAGTGCTTCTATAGCCGGATTAATAGATTTAACAATATTTGAAAATGTGCTTTGAAATTCTGCGCCAATAGGTCTTAATAATTTACCTACATTATCTTTTAATACACTCATTTCAGTTTTCAATCTATCTCCAGCAGCCTCTGGGCCTTGGGCTAAAATTTCAGCATTTTCACCATAAGTATCAAATAATTTGGCTGCAAATTTCATAAAATCATCAAGAGTAACCTTACCTTGCTCTAATGCTTTATCTAATTCTTTTGGAGTTTTATTCATAGAGTCAGCAAACAAAGTAAAAGCACCGGGTAGTCTTTCGCCCAATTGTTGTCTCAATTCTTCAGCCGACACCTTACCTTTTGAGAATACCTGGCTAGTCGCTCTCATTGCAGCTTTCATGTCCTCAAGGTTTCCTCCTGTACCTCTAATACCAGCAGCTATAGCTTGGAATACCTTTTCTGCATCAGAGACAGATTGTCCAGCACCAACTACTGAAGCTGTAAGAGAAGTAAACTGCCTTGTTATGACATCTTGAGGTATTGCTAATTTTGTAGAAGTATCTGCAAGAAATTTTTGTGCTTGATTAAATTTTTGTGTATCGCCAATTACAAGTCTTAAAGCTTCTTTGAAGACCTAATGCAGCAGAATATTCAGCAACACCAGCAAGTTGCTTTCTGACCATACCAACTTGTGCGCCGATAGCAGCACCAATAGCAGCACCAGCAGGGCCGCCTACTTTCAAACCTATAGCGCCACCTATAGCACCCTCTGGCCCTCCAAAAATTCCACCAGCAGCAATCGCTCCAGCACCCTTAGCTAAACCTTTTAATCTACCTTTTAATCCACCAGCGCCACCTCCAGCAGCAGCTTGTTTCATCTTTGCATCTAGCAAAGCTATGTCTTTAGTTAACTCTTTAAATTCAAGACCAGTAACATCGGCCATATTACGCAAACCCTGTAAAGCAGTTTTTTGAGCTTGCATACTATTGATGCTATTAGCCGTAGCACCATTAACGGCCATTAATTGTTTTTTTACACTTGCTAATTCTTTACCCGAAAGACCAGAAAAATTTCTCTTTAAAACTCCTATTTCTCTAGTTAATCTTTTAAAAGCTTTTGCGACCTCCTCACTACCTCCAGTTTGAAATTTTATACCAACTCTAGTAACAGTATCAGCCATATTATTTAGTTTCCTTATTTAATTCCTTCAAAGCTTTAGCTTCCATAATTTGGATCTCTTCTAAGATTTTAGACCTTTCTTTTATATTGTAAAGGTCAAACATACCTCCTTGCATCAGAAGTACCTCATATTTTAATCCTACGAAACCTCCGAAAGAAGTAGACCATTGTGTTTGCATATTACAAAACATCATCAAGGCATCCCAATTATCTTCGTTAACCTCAAAATCTTCTTCTTCTTTTTTATCAGTTTTCGGCAGTTCTAAACCAAATGCTTTTGCATCTTCTTGGGTTTGATCTATTACTTCTTTTCCAGATCCTAACCAATAAAGAACTGCCTCTTCTAGTTTTTTACTTTATCTTCTATAAGTGATGCTGTATAAGATGTTGATACTGCCTTAAGCCAATACGAATCCTCCATCATATCTTTTAAATTTTGGTTGTTGAATGGAATATCTTCTCCATCCTCCTCCTTCATATTTTCCCATCCAACTAGCATCATTTTTAACATTTCAAATTCTGTTTTATTATCTATTGCTTTTTGATACTCGCTTACTTTTAATCTTTTAAAAATAGCAATAAATTCGCTTTCCTCAAAAACTCCAGCATCATTTTCACTAGGTTCACGAACAATAACAGGCCATTTAAATGTTTTGTTCTTTTTTCTTACAAAAGGCATAAGGTGTAGAAATAAATATACTTCTACACTTTAGCCGTTATTTAACATTTGTTAAGTATATATAAGGGCGAACTCGTCATTTCCAGAAGTACTTGGAACTAAAGTATATGGAATTTCTAAACTTGCAATACCATCTATGTCACCATAATTTACATCACCAATATCAACCTTACTTGAAGTGAATTGAACTATATTTCCAGCAGCAGTTCCATGTGTAAACTGCAAGTTACCTAAAGTAGTATCAACTAAAGCTGCTGCAAAGAAATCTTTTTGAGCAATAGTTGGTGCTTGTATTGTCACTGAACCAGTAGCTTGTCTATCAACCAACAAGACTTGTTTTGTACCACCTACTAATTCTTGATAAACAAGCTCATTTCCTAAATCAAAATTAACTGATTGCAAAGCACCGCCAAAAGATAATAATTGAAAACTACTTGTATTGCCGTTTTTAAAAATTAATGGAGAGGCTTGATTCCCATAAGTAACTGTAGGTAAAGAAGAATCATCTGGGGCATTGTATATGCCCTGCATAGAAAAATTTAATACTGGAATTTGACCTACCTCGGCTGACAATTCTACAGTTCCTCTTGCCCCGGTTACTTTATGTCTGACACCATCTATGTTGTAGTGAATAGTTACAGAACTAAAACTACTTGAAACTGGTGCATATGTAACTCTAGTATTTGCTACAACGGTTTCAGAAAGACCAGATGCTTTTAAGGCGCTTCCATATCTGGGCGCTGTACCCGCAGTTCCTGATCCCACAAGTTCGACCGCAAATGTACACTCAACTCTTGTATTTGCAAGTAACTGTTGTGATGCCCCTAAGTATGGTCTTATAAGTTCTCTACTTACAACATCGCTAGATTGCGGTGTAATAGTAAGATCTCTTACAAGAACAGCATCTGTAGCACCTGGTGTAGGATCGGTTCCGTAGCTACTTTCCGCTTCGATTAGAATTACTCTTTTTCTTGTCAGCAATGCCATTTGTGTTTACCTCAATTGGTGTATCAGGGTCAGTTGTTTGTTGGATTAGTGTAACTTCTCCAGTTTCAGGATCTAGAAGATAAGTTCCACCTTTACCTTGGTTTTCATTACTCATAATAGTTGGTCAGGGTTGTTAGGGTTCATGATACATAAAAATTATGTTGTTAAACTATTGTATAAAGTTCGATACTCAATATCAAATTCACATGAGATAACACCTGCTGCCTCATCAGCTTCTACTATTTCAAAGCTAGTAGTTGATGGTTTTATATCAATACAAATACCACCTAAAGAAGGATCATTTAAAATTTTTGTATGCAAACTTTCTATAGTCGGATCTGAGACTTGATCAGGTATAGATCCTCTTGCTATTACTGATACTCTAATTTTTAGTTCCCAAGTTATTCTATCGTTAAAACTTTGTGTATCTTGTGGAGTGTCGCTTATTGGTTCAATTACTATTGCTGGAGTTTCTGCCCTTGTAAATGCTTCTACTCTTGACCTAAATATTCTTGTACCAACATTAACAGTACCAGCTAGGTTTGTTTTTATTGCTGCTAATATCCTTTCTCTTTTTGTTGCCATGTTAAACCTTAGTTAAAGATATTTTAGATAAAGTACCATCGTCAATTTTTCTAACATTCCTAACTTTATATTTAATTTGATCTATAAATATTTCAGTATCAAAATCTAAATTACCAAAATTACTAGTCTTAACTGTTAATTCATAATCAGTTGTCATTACTATGCCATCAGCTACAAGCTCATCTGGCTGTTCTAATATTCCTTTGTAAGAGACACCTTTATACTCAACATTATTAGAAAAATCAACAAAAAAAGTGTCTAAATCTTCAGTAAATGCCATAAGAAAAAGCCCCATTTAAGGGGCTATGTTTTTATCCGTATTTTTTAGCTGCTATAAGTGAGACTCCATATACAAATACAGGTGATGAGCCACCTACAGTTTGTACAATTTTTATGAATCTTTTACACTCGTCTTTATTCACTTCAAGTGTTTGAAGTGATGCAGAAGTTGTAACTTCAGTAAAAGCTGCTCCAGACAAGTCGCCATAAGTACCACCTGATGTATCAGAATCTTGTACTTTAATATTTAAAGTTGGTGATGATCCTGTACCAGCAGCACAGTTAAGCACTAAAAGCACATCTCCATCAAACTCTTTTAAATCAATAGCACTTGATGTAGCTGTAGCAGTTACAGAAGCAGAAGCTACTGCTGCTGTAATGTCTAGCTTTTCTAAATTTTGTTGAATAATTGCCACTTTAAGTTTCCTCTTTTTTTGGGATAGGTTTTTTCTTTGCTTTTGGTTTTGGCTTTTCTACATATTCGATAGCCTTACCACTAAGAATTAGCATACGAGCAACATTTTCTTCTACGTCAATAGAAGTGCCGACACTCGTAGGAGTGCCAGCAATCATTGTTGATCTTATTAATTCAACTTTCATATTATGTGCCGAAGCAGAAAGCAGTTGGTTGTTTGATAGCAAAGTCAACATCTTGCAATGCAACAATCTTCACAGTTCCAGAACCAGCCTTAGTGATTGTATCTACTGTTAGATCTAAACCACTCCACATACCAATACAGAACTGGCTGAAGTCACCAAATAAAGCATCGTTGTTAACAAGCTGGTTAGAAACAATAACTGGGTAGCCATTGATTTCATTGTTCTCAAAAACAAACTTACCTGTATTAGAAGCAACTTCTGTACTCTTTAATGCACCTCTTGCAGAAGCATTGATGATGTAGAACATGTTTGCTACGTCTGCGTTTGCAGCAGCAACATCTGTCTCCATACCGATATACTCAGCAAAAGTACCAAATGTAGTAATAGTTTGTGTTCCTACACCTGTTGTGTCCTTAATACCAAGAGGCTGGTTAGAAGAACCAGTACCGTAAATCGCTGCGTTATCTAGCTTTGTAGCAATTACTCTGGCTATATCATCTCTTATCATTGATTCTACGTCTATAGATGACTGAAGCAATAATCTTCTAGTGAATTCAACCACTCCTCCAACTGTCTTTGGAGTCATGTTGACCTGGTCAAACGCCTGTTGGCTCTCGGTAGGCTCAGATCCTTCCCCAACGAAAAATCCACTAGCACTTTGAGTCATTCTAGGAATTGCAATGTTTCCTGATAATCCAGTAAGCATTGTTGGGTTTGCAGCCATAACAGCCATTCTCTTACGAAGAATGTCTATAAATGAACCTGACAATAATTCAGTCGGAACTAAGTTACCACCAGCAGTTGCTGTGCCTACATTTAAGTCTCTTTGTAAAACTTCGTTAGGAACTAAAATACCATTTGCTGGCTTGTCATAACGCTTTGATGCCTCATCAGAGACTTCTCTTTCAAATGCAGCAGCTTCTTGTGCTGATCTGTCATTAGGATTAGCTAATGCATTTAATGCTCTCAAGAAAGAAAATTTCTTAACTTCTTTCTTGTCTAAGCCGACTTCATTAGATGTCATGTCTGTAGAACGAATAGGTGTGTTGTTTACTTCTGCCTTGTTTTTCACAAGATCAAGAATTGCTGCTCTAGCCTCAACAACAGATTTGTTGCCTTTGATTAAAGTTTCAGCAATTTCTTCTGCTCCGTA